AGAGCCATCATTCTGCCAAGTCTCGCCTTTAAGATTAACTTTCTTAATAGGATCACCAGTGACTTTATTAATTAGAGTGCCGTCACTTTCACCAACATCAGCAAGATCGTTAATACCGTTAACAGCGAGTTTAGCCGCCTGCGCTTTAAAAATATCATCAAGGTTTTCTTCTTTGGCGTATGTATAACCAGCATTTTCTTTAATAGCGTCATATTGCGCCCTAAGCTGGTCTGCTAGCTTGTTAACAGTAGTGTTGTTAATAGCGTCAACAGGTCCAGTGGAAGTACCGCCAGAGACTTTAGGAGGTGTCATCATACCACCAGACGAGGCTTGCGCCGTTGTCATTGCCTTTATGTTATTTGCGGCAATACTAGAAGCATTTGATTGGATACTTGGTGGGACTGGTGACGCACCTGTTACAATGTTATTTGCTTCTGCCTGACTAATCTGACCAGAAACCACAGCTTGTCTAGCAGCCTCTCTAAGAGCATTTTCATTAGCTACACGCTCTACAGCGGCTTGTGCGGTTGCGTCATACATACTTTGACCAGTTAGTGGGTCAACTGTGTTTTGCAAATACTGGACAACCTGCGGGTCGTATGGCGCAATCTCTGTCTTCAGATAGTTCAAATATTGCGGGTTTGTAGGATCAAATCCAGGCGCACCCGGAACCATTTGAACACCATTTACAAGTGCTGACCCTCCCATAGCGGCAGTGCCGCTGTCAGGTACATAAGCGGAAGGTGGTAAACTAGCTGACCCTGTTTGTTGGTAGTTTTGGACAGCCTGTTGCCCAGCAGATGTTTGAAGGTAATCTTGCATAGGAATACCAGCCGCCGCAGCCGCATCCCTAATTCCAAAAGTCATTCCAGGTATAGCCATTAGTATGTACCTCCAGGGATCGTACCACTAAAGGTTCCTGATACAGTTAAGTTAGTAACAGTAGTGGTGCCAGTAAGAGTAGGACCAGCAGCGTCAGCTTTTGTTGCTATCGCTGTAGCAATGTTATTATATTCATTATCAATTTCAGATCCTTTTACAATCTTATTTGGATCACCAGTAATAAGAAAGTCTTTAGATGTGAAATTAACTACCTTGGTATAGTTACTCATTATATTGTCCTTCCTACAACGGAATATATATCTAATTTTTGAATAGAGAGTGCTTTTCCATTAATCAAGGCTTCGACACCTATTTGCACGATATTACCGCTGCCCGTCATTTGTTGTTTAAGCTGTTCGATAAACACGGATGATGAGTATTCAGCAATAGCATATTCTCCTTCGTTATATTCTGAATTAGGCCTGTCTGTAATACTGAAGTTACCAGTGGTATAGTTTGTATTATAATCTAAAGCCCATTTTATATCTATACCAGCAGCACCACCACCTACAATAGTTACCACAATCTTCTTCAGCATCTTTGTTACAGAAGAATCACCAAAGTCAATATAGGGCGTGTAATATGTAAATGTGTATCTATTGCCGTTATCTAAGTATCCTTTGTACTCTGCTATGCCGTCAGTCTGACCCAATAGCAACCTATTATCATGCGTAGAAAACATTGCCTTTGGGTTTATACTGTCCCAGAATGTTACCCTAGCAGAAGCATCTTCTAAGAACACCCGTAAATCTACACATATAGTAAAGTTTACTGTAGGAAGGTTAAGCAGATAAAATGCTTCTTTTTGACTGTAAACGCTTCTGATTTTAGCTGGTGTTTCTGCGGAAACAAGACTTATTATAGTATCTCTAATGTTTTTTGTCAAGTCACGAACTGGAGATGATTTTTCTTGGATTGTTCGTCCAAGACTGCGAATACCTGCCTCAGATAGATAAATAAGATCTGTGCCTATATTTTGAACACTATCTCTGGCAATGCAGCCTTCACCAACAATCACATCCTCAAGAACAAGATTATCTATATCGTTAGCATTACGATAAATAACGATGTTGTTACGACAGAAGATGACTAAGAAATTATTATGCTCTGCAAGCGCAACAACCTCATCACCACCAGGCACAACCTGCTCTAGGTTTATATAACCAGAGCCGAGACCAGTAAAGTCAGTATTTTCTAAAAGGACGCTGTAGTAAACAGTTAAGTTATCAGCACCGATATTAGCTGCCCATAAACGACCATAAGATGCTAGTATGCAGTTAGGTGTAAAAGAGCTTGTTGTGTAACCATTAGGAACATTACCTATATCACCAAGACGCTGTAGCCCGAAAGATCCTGTGTGGGCGTGTGCTGTAGCGCCTAGCTTATGGTAAACAAGTAATGCATGATCCTCTTGCGCTAGAAAAGCATGGGGTGATCTGGTTAAACCGCTTTCAAACTCACCCTGAATCATCTGCCAGTTATTTTCAGTGATGGTGTAGGTCAAGTCTGATGAGTCTGTTGCATCTCTGACAGGCAATGCAGTAAGCGTAGCCTCGCCAGTGTAGATGGCTTCGTTGCCTGCGCTTAAAATTGTGTAAGTGTTGTCACTATTATTAAACTCCAGCAGAGCCTGTATATCAGTATCAGTACCTCCGCTGGTTGTTTTGTATTCCCACCCTTTCCTTGTGCCAATACGACCAAAACGGTCAATCACACTGTTGTAGGTTGTGATGGCAAAGGATGTGTTCATACCCACACCAGAGTCTTGGTTATTAAGACCAAAATACCCTGGTGATGTTATTGAAACAGCCTGTAGTGGTTTATTAGGCATTTTAGTTACCAGCCCAAGTAGACTCTTCTGGTCGTCGATCAGCCTCAATAGCAATGGCATCTGCAAGCACCTGCTTTGCCACAGCGTACTGACTACTGACACCGATACCACCGTCTTCACCACGCTCCTCAATTGCCTTAGCCCAAGCCAAAGCCACAATAGCATTCTTGGGAAGGCTTGTAGAATCTGTGTCGTTCTCTAGCTCAGGCTCAGTCACAAAAAGATCAAATTTGACTGTGTACACGCCTGATGGGACAGGGTATAAATCAATCTTACCATCCCCGTTGGCATCTAAGCCATTTATTTGGTAATAGTTTGGAATACCCTCTTGAGCGCCACCAGGAAAGAAAAGACTTTCGTTAAAGAACTTTCTTGTATTTTGACGCAAGAAAATACCGCTGGTAGCGTTGTAGACAGATAAAATTCTAAACTTCTCTCCAGAGCCTGTTAAAGAATAATTGTATGTTGATTGAGCAGTTGTTACATCAACCGTTGTTCTCAGCGCTTCCCAGTTCCAAGCGTCTTCAACCTCTCGTTTGGCATCATTAACAAGCCTACCAATCAATTGGCTGTAGGTATTCTGAGATGAAATAACAACTTGATTCTCTCTTAATCGTGCAAGAACATCATTTATTAAAGTTAAGTATGTAGTAGCCATTATTTACAATCCCATTTACGAAGGGCTAATGCCTTCCTTGTTGGCCTGCCTTTTTCATCCTTCATAGGGCCAGGAACACCACTCATACGGGCGCAGAAGGACTTTCTACGATTTGCTGCTGTTGGTGACTTCTTAGCCTGTTTAGCGCTAACAGGAGGCTTTAGATTAGCGCCTTCAGTACGCTTAAAATGCTCCCTGCCTTTGGCGTTTAAGCCGCCTTCAGGGTTCTGGTAAACTTTCTTAACCATTAGGCTTGTTTCCCCAGTTCAATCGGTAAACACACACCTTGGACTAATTGCATATCTTGTTCTATCAGCTTGTCAATAGTCTGAACAGTAATCTTTTCACAGTCTTCTTTTGTTGTTAGTTCGGACTTCCAGAAAACACATTGACCTGCTGTGCAAAATACAATTACTCCAAGAAACATATTCATTTCTTTACTTTCTTCTTTGCTGTTTTAGCAGCATCTTTAAAGTCTTGTGCTGATGGTGCGCCTTTAGAGCCAACCTTACGCATACGCTCACCGCTACCAGCGGCGATGCGCTTACGCTTTGCTTGGATGTTAGCGTACAGTCCTTTTCTTTCCATTCTTCTTCCTTCCCGCCGTAGATAAGGCTATAGCCACACTCTGCTTGGCAGGATAGCCTTCCTTACGGAGTTTGCGGATATTCTCTGATACAGTCTTATCAGATTTACCCT